AAAACGTAGAAGTTGAATTAAAAGCATTATCTAATAGAGCTTCTATTGCAAATAACACAGAAGCGGTTAGATTGTCTGGAATCGGACAATTAGGAGTTAAATTACGTGCTTTATATGACTTCTTTCCTAAAGTACAAGTTGGTAATGGTAACAATAACGGAACTATTGCTTACATCGATTGGGATGAGGGCACAACAGTAAGAGCGGCTGCAATTGTAGCAGAGGGTGGAACTTTTCCAGAAAGTACAGCTAAATTTGCCGAATACACTAAAAAACTTCAAAAGATTGGTGATACATTACCAGTTACAGAGGAGTTTATGGAAGACGAAGTTTTAGCAAGTTCAGAGCTTTCTAAATTTGTTAATATCAATGTTAACACAGTTATCGATACTAAAATTGCAGTTGGTGCTGGTGGTGCTAATGATATTGAAGGACTTTATACAGCTTCTCCAACTTATACACCAGTAGCAAGTGGTATTACAGACGCAAACATTAAAGATTTAGTTCGTAAAATGAGAACTGCAATCGTTAAAACAAGAGGGTCTAAATATCAACCTAACTTTGTAAGTGCAAATTCAGAAACAATTGATAGATATTTCTTGAAAAAAGATGCTAATAATAACTATATGTTTGATTCTGAAACTGGAACTATTGCTGGTTTAGCAATTGTAGAAGATAACAATTTAGCTGATAACACATTAGTAGTTGGTGATGGTAGATATGGTACTATTTACGAAAAAGGTGGTATCGTTTTAAGCGAAGGTTTTGGGGATGGTCAATTCGTTGCTGATATGAAAACTATCAAAGCAAGAGTTAGAATGTTATTCTTAATTAGAAATGTTGATAAAACAGGATTCTTGAAATGTACTAACATTACAACTGCTTTAGCAACTTTAGCAACCTAATATTTAATTTATGGCTACAATTAAAAATGTAAAAGTGGAATTTACAGCGGATTTTTCTAATAACAAGAAAGGCGATGTAAGAGAATTTAGCAAAGATATTTCTAACATTTTTATTAATGATTTGAAAGTAGCTAAATTGTATGAAGTAAAAGAAGTAAAATCTAAAAAAAGTAAATAATGTATCTAATTGACAAAACATATTTTATAAAGAATCTTCACGTTCCAAATACGGAAGAACCAACAAGCGATGCGTCTACTGATTTAGATATGTCAATTGATAGATATGTGCGTCAATTTATGCAATTTACTTTAGGAAACGTTTTATTTACTGATTTTGATAGTTATGTCACAGATGGGGAGCTTGAAATTACAGCTCCTCAAAAGTGGCTTAATTTAGTAAATGGTTGTGAATATACTAAAGATGGGATTGATTACGTTTGGCAAGGTTTAAAATATGAGTTAGGACTTTATAAAGTTTCTTTATTAGCAAATTATACTTATGTTAACCATTATCAAAATACTACTAATTCAATTTTAGGACAGATAGCAATCGACCCAAAAAACGGAGTTGTAGTAAATCCGACAGACCATTTAGTAAGTGTATGGAATGAGTTTGTAGAAATGTATCAAGGTGCTAATTGCAGTAATGGATTTGTTAACTATTATGATAATGTTGTATTTGTAGACTATTATCAATATAGAGAAAACGGATTTGTTTCTTACTTACAATTTTTGCAAGATAACAAAGAAGATTATCCAGACTTCAAAGCTGGTATTATTAACTTTAAAAACTCTTTAGGAATATGATTATCGGAATGGCATTAAAAGAAATATTCAAAGACAAAACTATTTTAGTTGATAGTCAAGAAATTTCTGTACAATTTCATTTCGGAGACCAAAAAGAGTTTAATTATTGGGTTGCAACTAAAATGAAGTCGCAAAAATACCCTTTAATTTGGTATGTTATTAACAATCCTACTCCTTTAGGTAATGGTAGATTAAGAGTTGAAAGTCAATTGATATTATTTCAAGGAACTAAAAGCGAAATTTTAAATACTACACGATACGAATTAACGTATTTAAAGTATATTGAACCGCTTTACGAATTGGTTAATAAAACTTTAACGGAACATAGATACGTTACTTTATTAAATAGTGGCAAACCTATTCCGTATAAAGATGAACCTAACTTTGGAGTTGAAACAAACAACCCTTTGTTAACTTCTAACGATTTTGCTACCACAACAGCTAAACAAACAAAATCTATCGGTATAGTATTGGTAGATGCAAAGATTTTACGATTAAAAATGGAGATAACTCCAAAATGTATAATTAATAATAATTAAAAAAAAATGATAAAAATAAACGCTTTCGGGCAATGTTCCGAAGATATTTTAGGCACAGGAATTGGTGAATGTCCAATTACTGATTTAGGCGATTTACAAGGTTTAGGACTTTTAAAGAAAGGTACTACTTTGTCAATTGCTACAGATTCATTTGATGAAACAGCCTTTAGAGCTTTAATCACAGATGGAAAATTACACCAAGTTATTAACTCTTATGCTTTTGAGGATACCACTCCAGAAAGCGAGCGTTCTACTTCAAGTGTAGGTTTAATGGAATCTGTTAGAGCTGGAAAACCGATGTATAACTTTACATTCAAAAAAGGTTTAGGATTCCACAAAGCAGTTTACTCTTTGAAAGGACAAAACAGATGGGATGCAATGTTCTACTTTACTAAAGGTATTTTGATGGCTTATAACACGTCAAAAACTGCTTTAAAAGGTTTTAACGCTGGAATGTTAGACGTTGATTCTTATAAATTTAAAGTAGGTGCTGAAACTGAATTTTCAAAAGCTACTCTACAATTAGTAAGTGCTGAAGAGTTCAACACCCGTTGGGTTTTCTTCCCTTATGAAGAAATAGGATTTAATGCATTAGAAATTGATGGTGTTATTCAAGCAGAAGTTGCTTTTGATTCTGTACCTGTTAATTTAGATACATCTATTGATGTTACTTTAGTAGATGGTTACAATAGTTCAATTTCTTACGCTCCTTTATTTGATGCTGTTGGGGATTGGAGTGTTTTAGTAGATGGTGCTTCTGTTACTATTTCTGCTGTTTCTATTACAGGAAATGTAGCAACTTTAACAATTCCAACTTTAGCGACTGCTGACGTAGTAGAGGTTTCTTTAAATGGTATTGTAGCAGATACGGAGTTGAAATATTACAAATCAAACACAGCAACTGCAACGGTAACGGCTTAATTTTAGTTTAGTTCATAATTCTTTAAACCCTCTCTATCTTTGAGGGGGTTTTTAGTAAAAACAAATAGATATGAAAATATTAAATACAGATTTTAATGAGAGTTTAGTTTGGAGTTTTGATGATAGGTTTGATTTATTAAAAAGAGTAAACCCAAAGTTAACAGACAAAGAAATAATTTCAGCACTTAAGCAAAATGGAATATCAAAAAATACTACAAAAAGCTCAAAAAGAAAAGCAGATGATTCCGCAAGTATTGGGGACTCTGATAATCTTTAATAGCGAGCAAATAGTAGAGGGTATTCGCAGACGTTGGGCTTTTGGTAAGGATGTAAACGATGGAATTATAGGACAATATCAAAATCCAGACTATCAAGCCTTTAAAGTATCGACTAATCCAAGAGCTGGTGGTAACGTCGATTTAACATTAACGGGTGCTTTAGGTCAAGGATTAACAATAAGAAAAAAAGGAGATAAGCAGTACGAAATATTTTCAACTGATTATAAATTTAAAAGAATAACTGATAAGTATGGAATAGAGCAGTTTAATCTTGACCAACAACAAACAGAAGAGTTATTTGATATGCTTTATTTTATGGCTTTAGAAAATTATATTGATAATGTATGGCTTGTTTAACTTGTGGCAGTCAATTTGATACTTCATTTGACGCAATAGTAAGAAGAAAAAAACAGAATTATGACACTAACGGAACAGAATATTACGTATATCGACAAGATAAATCAAATTTTTGGAAAATTACGAGAAAAGAATATTTTAAAGCTATTTTCGACAAAGAAAAGCCAAGTGAGTATTTCCATATTTCAGAATTTAAGCCAGATTAATATTGAACTTTGGAATGAGATTTTAAACACTCAAAATATCTATTTACTGCATAAAGATTACGATGTTAACACAAAGTATAGTAAAGCAGAAAACATTGCTTTAAACAGCAAATTTATAGAATTATACGATGATTATTTTGTAAAGTTAGACAATCAGTTTGCAAAGAACAATCTAAAAGAAACACAGGAAAAAATACAACTTTCGGCAAAGATTATGATTCTTACTGATTGCATTAATACCTTAGCGTCTATTAAGAGAAACTATTCAGTAATAAAAGAACCTATAAAAAAAGAAAATGAGATATACGATTGCGTTAAAATCATATCAAAGTACATAAAGTTTGATAAATTCAACACAATTGATGAAAATATAGCGATAATTCAGAAGTTAATAGTATCAAACGAAACAACTTATAAGCGTAAATTTGGAGAAAATGACAAAGAATTTGAGCAAAAAACATACACTTTTGAAAAGCAAGTTGTAGACGTTGAGCAAGTTTTAGGACACGCAATAGACACAAGTAAAGTAAACGTTCTTAAATGGATAGGTTATATAAATTTAGCACAAGAAATAAGTAAAAAAAGAGCAGAAAATGGCAGAGATAAAAAGTAATTTAGTTGATTTAGAAGTAGTTTATAATAAACTTAACGCTACTATTGACAGAAATATAGACCTTTTAAAAGAGGGTGCTACTGCTGTTGATGCTTATAACAAAAAAATTAGTGTAGTTCCAAGTGCTTTTCAAAAAGGTTTAGAAGAAATAAGAATAACTTTAGACGAGGTAAAAAATTCAAACATTCAACTAACTAAAGCAGAAAAAGAAAGTGCAAATGCAATATTAAAAGGGAATCAAGTTATAAGGTCAAATATTGCTACAAAGAACGCACAAGCAAACGCAACTAAAAAAGCAGAAGCAGAAGCAAAAAGGTTAGAAATAACAAATAAAAACTTAGCAAGTGCCTACATACAATTATCACAAAGAGAGGCAGAAAGTGCAAGACGTGTTCAAGACTTAATTGCAAGAGGTCGAACCGCAACACAAACGCAAAGACAATACAATCAAGAATTAAGGACAGCACAAAGAGAGTTTGACAAATATAGAGCCAAAGTTTTACAAGCAGACAAAGCTGTCGGTCGTTGGAATAGAACAGGCGAGCGTTCTATAGGTTTTATGCGTAACTTAATCGGTGCTTTTGGAATCGCTGGAGGTGTTACATTGTTTGCTACAATTTCACGTGATATATTCCAAACAACTAAAGAACTTCAGTCTTTAGATAATGCTTTAAAACAAGTAACTGGAACACAAGAACAATTTTCAAGAAGTCAGGAGTTTTTAAGAGGTATTTCTGAATCATTTGGTTTAGAAATAAATGGACTTACAAAACAATTCACTCAATTTTATGTAAGTGCTAAAGATAAACTTTCAGCAACTGAAATAGAAAATATTTTTACAAGTATTTCAAAAGCTGGTGCTGTAATGGGGTTAAGTGTAGACAATCAAAACAGAGCGTTTTTAGCACTTAACCAAATGATGTCTAAAGGAACTGTTCAAGCTGAAGAGTTAAGAGGACAATTAGGTGAAGCGTTGCCTGGCGCATTTGGAATTATGGCTAAAGCTGTAGGTGTAACTGAAAAAGAGTTACAAAAAATGATGAAAGCTGGAGAAGTTATAGCTGATGAAGTATTGCCAAAATTTGCCAAAGAGCTTGAAAAAGTTTACGGAATTGAAAACATTAATAGGGTTGAAACTTTGGCAGCCGCTCAAAATAGATTGTCAAACGAATGGACTGAATTTATTAGAAGTTTAGATGAGGGTAGCGGTGTAGTTTCTAACTTTTTTAAAACAATTATAAGTGAAATTTCAGAAACAATAAAATGGTGGAGAAAATTAAACGAAGAAACTGGAACTTTTAAAGAAAATTTTGAAAGAAAAACGGAACAAGGTTTTACACAGCAATTAAAAGAAATACAAAACGAAGCAGATAAATCAGGTGTTTCTTTACGTAATTTAGCAAGGGTTAGACAGCAATTAGCAGTTCAAGAACGTAACGAATTATACGAGGAAATAAAATTACGTCAAGAAAGAGTTAAATTATTGTTAGCTGAAAATCCAAATAAAGTAGTCAGAGGTGTTAGTGGTATTCAAGACGTAATTAATTCTGAAAACGAAAAAATAATTGAATTATCACGTTCTTATGGGTATTATAATGGAGTTGTAAAGGCTACAAATTATATTCTTAAAAATAATAAAACAACCATTGATGAAGTAAAAGAAGCCAAAACAGGAGCCACAAAAGAATTAGACAAAAACACAAAAGCAACACAGGAAAATAAGAAAGCAAAAGATGATGTTAGATTTGCTTTAATTGGTTCTGTTGAATGGTTTGAAAAATTAAAATCAGCTTTGGAATTAGAACAAACACAGCTTTCTCAAAATTCTGAAAAATGGCAAGATTACCAAAAAAGAATTGACCAAGTACAAAAATCTATTGACGCCATTACAGGAGCAAGTAAAAAGCTAAAAGAAGAAGAAATAGATTTAAATTTCAAGGATTCGGAATTTATGAAAGACCTTGAAAAAGCAAAAGAACTTTTAAAATGGAATGAAGATTATCAACAAGGCTTTGTAAACGATTTTGTAAGTAACAGCGGTTTTGATAAAATATTTGAATTAATAGAAAACTTTGACAAGCTAAAAGTTGATGGGGTTTCAACAGCACTCGCGATTTCTGAAGCATTCCAACAAGCGTTTAACACCATTTCAGAAGCAAGCCAAGCTAATTTTGATGCTGAATACGAGCGTTTAGAAAAACAAAGAGATTTCGCTATTGAAATGGCTGGAGGTTCAGCAACAGCAAAAGAGGAAATAGATAGACAATATGACGAACGTAAAAAAGCAATACAAAGAAGAGAAGCCGAAGCTCAAAAACGTTTAGCAATTTTTAATATTGCAATTGATACAGCACAAGCTATAATGGGATTATGGGTTAAACCTGGTTTTCCAAAGGCTATTCCTTTAGCTATTGCGGTTGGTGCTTTGGGTGCGGCTCAGATTGGAATGGTAGCATCTCAACCAATACCACAATTCTGGAAAGGGGGCGTTCACGATGGCGGATTAATGATGGTTAATGATGGAAAAGAAAGCAATTATAAAGAAACAATTGTAACTCCTGATGGTAAAATAGAAAAGCCACAAGGTAAAAATGTTGTTTTAAACAGACCAAAAGGAACTAAAATTTTCACTCACGACCAATGGGAGTCTGTAATAAATAAAGAATTAGCCAAAAATGGAATTGATAATTTAGGTAGTTATATGAATTTTGCACCACAAAAAGAAGTTGTTAATTCTTTTGATATGGCAGAAATGAAACAAGAATTTAGTAAATTAGCAAGCGTGATAAAAAATAAAGATGGTGTTAGTATTTCTATTGATGAAAAAGGATTCAGAAAAAAACAAGGAAACACAGAATTTATAAATAGCCGTTTAAATTTAAAAAGCAGACAAGTATAATGGATTATAATTTTAAACATTATTTAATTATTAACGATGAAGAGATAGAAGTATTAGAGCCTATAAACTTTGATGCTTCATCTTTCATTGTTGAGCAAGATAATAAAAAATGGGGGCGTGATATTTACAAAGGCAATGAAGAAATATCTTTATACTTTGGTAATGAAATAGGCGAACCTTTAGCCTTTGAACGTGTGCTTAATAATGGCATGATTTTACGCCACAAAAACAGCGGTTTAGACTTATTACTGCAAATTAACAAAGAATTAGGAAGTGAAGCTGTTGTATATTGGAAATTAGAATTTGGAACTGAATTTTTATTATTTGAGTTAGATTTTGGAACAGCTAAAACAGACGATTTAACGTATATAGAATTAAAAGTCATACAAAATTTAGAGCAAGCTAAAATAAAACGTAGAGAAAAAGTTAAAATAGATGCTTTTGCAACAAAAGATTTAGACGATAATACAATTGCTCCGATAACAACGAAAAAGTTGTTTATGAAGGCTAAACCAATAGTAGAGTTATCTAAATGGGGCGAAAAAGATATAGAAGGATTATCTGTTATTTCTTCAGGTAATGGATTTACTCATGATTTAGCAATTCCTTTATCAAATGCGTTAATAAATTATGAAATAGGCGATTCTTTTGCTCCTTTTGATATTTTTTGGGGTGGTAAAGATTTAGATATAAACACTGTTAGAAGATACATATATGATAATAAATTTTTAACCGCTCAAACTGATTTAACTAATATAAAAGTAACAATTAAAAAACTATCTATATCTGGAGCAACAAGTCAAGGGAGAATTTATTTAAGATACGGAACTACTTTTTTTGATTCAGACGGTAATTTTATAAGTGCTGGGAATACCCCTACTACATATTTAGAAAATGAATTAAATTTTATAAGCATTACGGAAGAAGATTACGAATTTACAATTCCATTTATGACAGTTGGAGAGTCTTTATGGATTGATACATCAATGTTTTTTAGTTCAAGTTCTTTAATGGGTGTATCTATGCAATATACTAATTTTAAAGTAGAAGAAATAAAAATAACAACTACATCAACCGCAATTAGTTCAGTTATTAATGCCGTTCGCTATATAGATTTAATCGAACAAAACTATAAAGCAATCGGAGCAACTCCAGTTATTGCGCCTAAATTTGATGTTGGAGGACAATTTTATAACAATTTTTGTTTTAATGGTAAATTAATAAGACAAATAACAAATGAGCCGTTTTATTTAGAATTAACAGATACATTAGAAAGTTTAGAAGAGTTTTGTGCTGATAGTCAAGTAAACGAAGGAAACAACTACATAGGACAATACACAGACTTTTATTCAAACGTTGATTTGGGCGGTTTTATCATTGCACCTGACAAAGATTTTACAATTGAAAAGAATGAGCGTTATTTGATTAATAAGTTTACGTTTGGGTATAAAAAATATCAAAAAGATAACGACGAGGCAAATACATTAGATGCAATTCATACAGATAGCGAATGGTACTTACCAAATAACAAAAGTCAAAACGAAAAGAAAATAACTTTACCTTTTGCACGTGATCATTATTTGGCTGAATTTTTAAGAAGAAGAGCTACAAACAATACAAGTGCAGACATTGACGACGATACAATATTTATTTTTGATGTTATCGAACTTGCTCCAAATAGTAGAGAAAGTTTTACAGCGGTTTTAAAGTATCAACAAAGCGACGATGACAATACTTTTAAATTATTAGCAAATGAATCTTTTAGTTGGAATTTATTAGGTTTTAATGTCGGAAACACTATAAAAGTTAATGGTGTAGATTATTTAGTTTTAGAGATAACCAATACGTTATTAACTTTACAATGGGCTGGCGGTGATGCACAAGGAGAGCAAGTTTTTACAATAGACTATCCACTTACAAATGTTCAGTACACAATTAGAACAGATGAAGGTTTAACTTTTAGTGAAAACCTACTTAATGCTGATGTTTATGGTAATTTGCGTTATTCGATTAAACATAATGTTAAGTATTGGAATCATTATCTTTCTACGGCTGGAAAATTTATACCAAGTAAAGAAATAACAAACAGCTATTTTAAAGCAAACGGAAGTTGTAAAACTAAATTTACAGATGATGCCGAAATAGTAGGAGAAAATGAACCAATAGTTATTAGTGATATTGCAGAGCAAAAAATACTTTCTCAAAATATTATTAAAACAACTGTAACCGCTTCATTCGATAGAGTTAAACAATTGCTTAATGGCTTACAAACTATAAACGTAGATAATACAATAGGGGGGTTTGTTAGGATTCAAGACCAAAACGGAAGAATCGTAAAAGGTTACGCTAAAAAATTAGATAGTCTTTGGAAATATGAAGAGATTGCTTTTGAACTTGAAGAACGTAATGAAAGTGACTTTTTATATATTGTATTTAGTGGTGGAATATTTACTATTAACGAGGTTGGATATAGTACAAAAACGTTTACAGAAAAAAGATATAATATTTTTAATGATTTTATACAATTCTTTGATGAAAATAATGTATTTTTGTGTAATCGTACAAAATACAACCAAGTTAGATTAAACGGAGTTGTTTATGATAGTGCAGACGAGTTAGCAATAGCAATTGATTTATTGTCTTGATGACAAAGAATTTAAAATATGGCATATTATAGTTTTTTAAGGTTAAACACAGATTTTAACCGAGCTAAAAATGATATGATGGTTGAAAGTGAATACTTCTATAATGGGGGTATTTGCTTGCACCCACAAGAAACGTATCTACAAACAACAAATTCAAGTACTTCAATTGCATTTGATGAAAGTTACAAAGTTGAGCTTATTAATTGTAGCGGTTCGGTTTTAAAAGACATTACTTCAAATGTTTATATTCACGAGTTTCAAGATAACAACGGAATCTATCAAATATCTTTTGAGATTTTACCTATAAACGAAGATTTTTATTTTGAGCGTTTATACTTAAAATTCACTCATACTACAAGTACATTAGTTTTATATTCAAATGGATTCTTTTTAACTGCTGAATCTGAAAAAGACACTTTTAGACTTGATTACAAAAGTTATAGAGAATACAAAGGAACAAACTATGTTTTAGCTGATTTTTACCAAAGTATTAGACTATATGGATATTTTAATGCAATATCAGAGAAAAAAGACAGCAAAGTATATACAGAAGTAAATGGCAATATACGCAAAAGCCGAGTTATACAATCGTTTGAATATACTTTTGATTTAGAAGATATAAGCACAAATGTTTATAAAAGTTTAGCAGTTGCATTAGAAAACGATTTAGTATATATTAATGGTGTAAAAGCTGAAATATTAGAAACATTAACATCCGAAGAGCGTAAAGGAAAATCAAATATTTTTGACGCTAATTTTAAATGCCAATTAATAGAAGAAGAAACTTATTTAGATACGTTCCAAATAGCGCCACAATTAGAATATACAGAGCTAATGCCTTTGTCTTTTTATACGCTTGACACTATACCAACTTTAGGAAAAGCAACTTTTAACTATCCTATAACTTTTGGTAGTGGCACGTTAAAACTTTACAATTACGATACTGATGCGTTATTAAATGAATTAGTAATTTCCGTAACTGGTAATTATTTTGAATTTACATTACCAACTTTAACAAATGGAAATTATTATTTCTTATTTGATAGTAATTTAATAAACAGCGTTCAAGAAATAAGTATAACGGATAAGGAAGTATGGAAATTCAGCATTGTAGATGGCGAATTTGATAATACAGAATTTGATAACACAGAATTTTTAGTAAATTAAATAATATGGCAACAAAAACAAGTATAACAAGTACAATAAACGGATTCATAACCGCAATTGTAACAGTAACAAAAGTTAGAAATGCTTTTGATACACTTTTAAATAATATTTACCCAACACCTATTTTAGACACTCAAGCAACTACAAATGTAGCTACTTCTTTGAGTGCTAATTTTGAGTATTCTTTGCAATTTACAAAAACAGGAAGAAATATTCACGTTTACGGAACGATTCAAAATGTTAGCGGTTCTATTTTAGGAGGCGTTGAAGATGTTTTAGATATAACTACATCTGAATTTGACCCTTATACAACATATACTTTAATAGGAAGTAACTCAAATGGTAATGTAGAATTTTCTTTAAATGTTGATGCTTTAACTTTAGTTAGCTCAATAGGGGTAGATGAAATAGTAGTAATTAATCAAACATATCAATCTTTAAACTAATGGGTAATTTAATAAAAATAACAGATTTTAAACCAGAATATAGCGAAAACTTACTGCCATATACAGCTACATTTGAAGAGATAACCACAGTTAATGTAACAAGTGGTTCGATGACTTATGCTTTTAATGACACATATTTTTTTGATGGAAAAAAATCAATGTATGTAAGACCAACAAGTTATAAAACAACTGATTTGAATTTTAATTTTGGTACTGCATTACAAACAACAATTAAAAATAGTGGAACTCACTTTTTTAGTTTAAGAATTTTAAATCACAATACAACACCAGAGTTTTTTGTTCCATTTGTTATGAGAGTAAAAGTATGGGTTAATTCTGTAATTGTTGATGAATTATTATTTAATTCTGTAAGTGATTTAACTACTTATCAAAATAAATGGGTTACCTATGGTCAAGGAATTGATTTTTTAGATGGAGATGTAGTTGATTTTACATTTCAAGTAGATGCAGATTTATCGTATCCATTTAATATAATTACTTTTTATATGGATGCTTTTAAATTAGAATTTGACGATAGATTTTTATCAACACCTTCTATTTTTTCAAAACCATTAGACCAATTAACAGGGTGGCAAAGTAAAGTTGATACAATAAATACACAAAATTTAACGGCTAATACTGATAATTTAATTTCTTTTACAGGAACAGATGCAAGTAATGGCGGTTTAACTTTAATGAATAGCGTTGGTAAAATAACACCTATTAAAATGGGTGACGCATTAGCTGTAGATTTTGTTTTTACATTTCCAAGTCCAGTTGGCACAACAGACTATTTAAGTGTAAAACTAAAAGTTAACGGAGTTGTTTATAGAGCGCAAAGTTTTAGCATATTAGAACCTACAGGAGAAACAAACTATGTAGCTGTTTCTTTTAATTTGCCTGTTGAAACTGATTTTTATACATACGGAGCTGAATTTTTTGTTAATCCAAATATGGCTATAACAATTTCAAATAGATATTTACAAGTAACACGAGTTCATAAAGGCATATAACAATGGCACTATTAAAAATAATAAAATTAAGTACTAAAACATGGAAACATAACAGCGATGTTGATGGAGATTTTATATTGACTAAATTTTACGCTAAACAAGAAGACAACGAATTTTTACTTGTCGAAACTTACGGCTCAAAAAGACGTAAATATTTAATATCTGAAATTGAAGTTTACGATATTGGTGGAACTGCTGAAACGTTTTCAAATTTTACTGATTTGTTTTTGCGTTTAGAAGAGTTAAAATATCCAGCGTTTTACGTTGATGGAGAATTTACTTTTAATCCAGCAAGTTATGATTTGAGTGAATTTGCAAATGATGAAACTGATAAATTTGTAAAAGAAAGCGAAGTTTTATCAAACGACATTTCGACCTACACCCCAGCAACAACTCCATTATCAGGAACAGAAAAGGCATTGATTCACGATGGAACAGATTTTAAAGAGGTTGCAGTTAGTGAGTTTGGAGGTGGTACAACATGGGATTTATCTGATTTAACAAAATATAGTGTTTATGCGTGGACACCTACGCCAAATAGTTGGATAGCGAGTCAACAACCAACAATAGTTGGTACAGCAGATAACGCAGCACCAATATTCACAGGAACGCAAGTACAAAAAGCAACACGTAGACGATATGTTTCAGCTTCAACTGCTGGTAGTTCAGTAGACTTTTACGAGAGTTCTTTTCGTCAAACTTGTATGGGTTGCGGTTTCTTTTTTAATATTAAATTCGCTTTTGAAGATGCTTCGCCTGTGGCAAACGCTCGATTTTTTGCAGGTTTATTTAGTTCGCTTGCTGTATTTGGAAATGTTAATCCAAGTACTCAAACAAACATTTTTGGAGTTTGTGCAGATACAGGAGATGCTAATATACAATTAATTCACAACGACGCTACGGGAACAGCTACAAAAGTAGATTTAGGCTATAATTTTCCAGCTAACACAAGTGCAACAGATGAGTATTTATTTCAATGTTACAATTTACAAGGAGAAACTTCTTCTATGTGGTGGCGTTTAATTAATGTTACAAGTATGATTTCAACAGATTGGGCGGAAGTAACAACAGATTTGCCTGTATCTACTTCAGGGGCGTACATTAACCCTCGTTTATGGTGTAACAACGGAAGTACAGCATTAGCTGTTAGATTAGCTATTATGGATATGAATCTTTATAAATTATTATAGCATGTATCAAAAAAGTTTATTAACAGGAAATATTTATTTTAATGGTGTTTTAGTTCCATTAGATGATACTACACAATTGTATCAAGATTACGTTACTCATATTTCAAATGGTGGAGTTGTAGAAGAAATTGAAAGTACTACTCAAGAAGTTTTAGAAGTTGAAGCTAAAAAAGTTTTAGAAAATGAAACTTTAATGTATATAAAGCGTCAATGCGACGGAGTTAGTGCTTATGCCGAAATAAGTGCAGAATTTCGTTTAGCTAAATTGTCAGGAGTTTTAACTGAAGAACAGCATGGAGCAATAGAGGCTGTTTTAATTCCAGTTAGAAATGAAGTTTTAGCAGGTCAATGGATTTCAGCAAAACAAAAACTTGAAGAAATCGGGGTTGTTATTGGTGCTGATTTATACAATAGATTGCATACTCAAATTACTAACTACATAGCAGAAAATTATTAATATGTTTTGGAGCAAAAACAATACATTCTTTAAATCTAAAAGTAAATTAGATAATCTATATTATGATATGGATGTACTTTTACGAATTAAAGGGCGTTCAGAAGATGAACGTTTGAAATATAAAAAAGCGTTTAATTACTTTCGTGCTTTTCCTTTTAAATTTGATGGAGCAACAATTGTAAAAGATTTAAACGATTTACCGAATTTAGATTTAGATGCAATGCTTCACGATTACGAATATTTATGTGGTGCAAATAAATCATTTGTTAGAAAATTGAACGCTGATTTTGACTACATTCGTAATATGGAAAAAAACGGAAAAGGAATAAGAGTTGTAAGATTTATTTTATTAACTTTGATTGGAATTATATTTGTACCTTATTGTAAAATTTTTAGTTAGCATGAAACAAGAAACAAATTTTTATTTAATAACATTTTTAAAGGCGTTGTTTTTAACAATAGCTACATTTTTAACTCCGATTAAAGGATTGCTAATAATTACAGGAATGGCTGTTTTTTTAGATACTATATTTGCTATTTACACAACGATAAAACTAAATGGGTGGGCAAGTTATCAGAGTAGAAAATTGTTTAACATAGTAGTAAAAAGTTTCTTTTATTTAGGCTCTATCGTTTTAGCTTACTTTATTGATACGTATATAATTGAAAAAAATACTTTATTTGGTATTAACTTACTAATTTCAAAAGTTGTTACAATTTTTTGGCTTTATATCGAATGTAAAAGTATAGATGAAACATCGCAAAAATTAGGCAATAAGTCTTTTTATTTTACTATTAAAAACCTAATGTCAAAAGCAAAAGAATTAAAAAAGGATATTAACGAAATTAAAGAGTAAAGATGCTAAACACTAAACAGATAATCCAGATTTACGGACAACCAAATCAGCAAGGTAGCTATTTGACAACCATACAATTGCCGTTTCCAATGCGTTTGGCTTGGGACAAAAAAACATCGGTAACAAAAATGCGAGTTCACAAAAAAGCAT